TTTAATTGTTAAATAATATCACTTGAAACTTGGCCATCTTTTACAGTTTCATCATTAGAGACTGTAGCATATACTTTTGTTAATCCACCAACAAATGCAGCCACCAATAAAACATCTGCGTTATCTCTAACACCCTTATGTAAAGTTAGGAAGTACCAGTTATTATCTACAAGAATAATCTTTTCAAGTTCATCTACGATAGTAGCACCAGCTGTAACGCCGGGGATTGATTCACCGCTTAAAGCATTTAAAAATGAAGCGCCTGATATGTCAGTGCCGCCGCCACCAGATACAGGGGCAAGAAAAGAAACGCTCGATAGGTCACCTGTGGTACCTGAAGTTATTGTGAATTTATTAGTTGTTGCATTATGAGATACAGTTGCAGCAGTATAACCGCCGGCTCCAATGGCCTGTATTTCTGCTTCAATATTTAATGCAACATCAGCAAATGAAGCATCTAAGCTAAAATCTAGACCTATGATATCTTCCTGAACTCCGTCGATTGTCACAGAGAATTCTCCGTCTGAAACCGCCTGGAATCCTGAAAGTGGCGTAGAAACAGTTAATCCTTGCATAAATCCAGGAACATCACCAGTTAACAATCTAGCTATTTTCATGAACTGCGGGCGGGGGCTTTGACTAAAGAAAGCTTGTGCCGCTTTATATTCTTCAGATAATGAACCAAAATCTGCTAAAACATCTGATTCTGAATCGTAAATTCTTACGCGTTCAGTTTGTCCGATTACATCACTAGTACCAGCGAATAATACTATACCGAAACTTTCAGCACCTTGAGGCTGATCTTCTCGCGTTATATTTACGTCTACTGAATAACTTTCTGGTATTGCCATTTTAAAAAAACCTCTATGGTATTTGTATTTCTTCGCCGTTCAATTCATTTGTCATTTTTACAGATTCTATTGGGTCAACTTTATTTATATATTGCCCAGACAAACCTATTCTTAAATCAACTTGAAACCTATGTTCCCAAGTATTGTGAGTTAATATGTCTAAATTTCTAATATTAGACATCCCAGCGAATCCCATTTTATTATACATTAAATATTCTATTGATTTTGTCGATTCCGGATAAACTCTTAATTTTAAAATTTTATCTTCTGCGTCATTACCAAAAATATTTACTGAAATGTTCGCTATGGGGAATATTCTAATAACCTCATCTAAATCATTATCAATTAAATTTTGAAAATATTCAACATTATTAATAATTGTCTCTTCAAAATTTGAAATTAAAAAAGAACCGTACGTATTTGCTGGCCTTGGGCCATCTGTTGAAGAGTTAGCTACTATAAACTCAATTCCAGTCGCATCAACTAGCCATTGATATATTATTGGCTGTATTACTGATCTTTTTATCTCATCCACCTTGGCGCCTCTCACTTAACTGCTCGCCAACGGCCATGTAAAAATTGTATTTATTCCAAAGTCTAACGCTTATTATTTTATAACGTACTGAATCAACTAGGATGATATCGCTTGGTGTTCCCAAAGTATCGTTTGCTACTTTAATCTCACTCTTGGACCAAAACGCCATGTTTCCGTTTGCTTCTTCGCCATATGAGTTATTTGTTGAGAACCGATTAACTTTTGGCTGCACTACTGCTCTTATAGTTATATAAGTATTTGGATCTTCCACCCACTCACCATTGATATACGACCCATTTCTATTTGTAATTTGCACATCTTGCTCATATTTCCTGAGCGTTGGCGCCATGTTTAGTATTAATGTCATTTGTAATTCTTGTTATCGACTACATACGTGATTGATTGCCTAAGCTGGCCAGTGTCTATCAGTGGATTATTAACCTTTTCACCTTTTCCCAAGCTTCTTCCTTTTTTTAATTGTGTGGATTCTGCGTTTGGTGGGTCCATTAAATTAACCATCGTTTCCCTAACATCATTTACAGCTGTAAGACCAATCTTCCCAGCACCGGTCATGTATTCTTCTTTTGATGGATTTTTAACTATTTTTTTTACAAGATCAACGCCTAGCTTTTTATATTTATTTTTATTTTTAGTTACAGTTGATCTTAAGAATGATCTTTCTGGGATATGAGCCCCTGGTGCACCAAATTCATTCGCTGCTGCCACTTCTAGCATTGTCACGCCAGAACCTGAATTTTCTATAACATTTCCTTTTCCGTCTCTTTCCAAGGTATGAAGAGTGGAAGAAGAAGGTATACCAATCTTAATGCTCTCTTTAGTATTTCTTTTTAATGAAACAAGGCGTCGCAAGTATCGCTCAGCATGCCTTTTGTTCTTTTCTAAAAGCTGAAATTTAACAGACAATGACCGCACCTACGCCGATTAATAACATCCACGATAAAAATCTAAAACCGAACGGAGTTGATCTATAGAAAATATCTATTTCTGTCATGTTGTTAGTTGAGAATTGTTGATAAGTCGTGGCTACTTCGCCAACCCTATCGCTTGACCTTGGACCGCTAACGCTGCTGCCTTCGCCGCCTGCATTGAGCCATAATTGAAGATTATGAGCAGCTAAATAATAAACTCCAGACTCATAAAGAATAGGAGAGCATGCCTCCCACCTATTTTTATCAATCATCGCTATAGCTATATCAAGCTCTACTTGTATTTCTGTATCGCTTATCCCTGAAAATTGCGGGAATTTATCATCTGGGAATGTAGCCCTAAATCCCGCAACACTTATTGCCATTTTACACCTTTATATTTACTCTTTATCTTCTTGCTGTTTATTTTTATATTTTCTTTTCAAAGGTTCATCTGCATAGTCTTTCCGTTGGAATCCATCGCGAGTTTTATCAAGCATAGCTTTAAAACGAGGATATCGTAAAACTTCAACGCCATTTCTAACGTATTTAGAACGCAAAAGATGTTCGTAAACTTCCTCTTCTAAAGCATTTTCACCAAAAACAAACGTTACCTTTTTACCGATAAATTGAGTAAAACCTTTGGAATCTTTTTCATATCCTCCAGCAAGATGAAACGTATGCTGACCTCTTGAATTGTTTTGCAAAATAATCTTAGCCATTTTATATCTTCTCCCGGATAGTATAACCTAGCGGTTGATAAACCATTAAACCAGCGGTGCCAGCCCATGCGTTAACAATCATTGATAACCCTGAAAATTCTGGATCAAGGAATGCTAATTCAAAACCAAGGCCGTATTGAGATACTGAGCTGTCACTATCAAAGGCAAACATAACATCACTTCCACCAGCGCCTGCGCCTTTCAATCTATTCACAGGAATAACGCGTGTCAATCCATCAAGATTATTTAAAAGAAATGTCAATACAGTGGTATCTGTACCAGTTGCCATTCTTAAACTTTTAATATAGTTATATTGTGCGATTGGCATGGCGATCGTGTCAGGTATAAAGTTTTGATCGGAAGCCTCAACAACTTCATTATACATGTCGATTACATCGCGAGTTATTTCGTCTGGTGTTTTAGTTGTCCATTCCGGAAAACCACCAGCTCCGTTTGGAACATCACTAATACTAATATCAGTGTTATTTAAAAGTCCGCCAAGCTTAGCTTCATCATCACCTAGAAACGCGACTTTATCGAATAACTCCTCGGTAGCTCGCATACACGAACGTGCTTTGCCTTGGATTATGCTGAAGTTTATCAAAGCTGCTGCGGCCATTTCTTTTCTAGTAACACCGTAAGCACAACCTGAAATAGCGATAGGCGCGTTAACAGTTCGTCCTGATATATCGCATCTAGGCAAGTCATTAGCATCAGAACCTATTAATTTTGCCTCACCGACTTGATCAGTTACTTGGTAAGTGTGTGACTCATAGCCTGGGTTGTTAAAATTTAAAATATCCCATATTGAGCGATACTTTATCATTTTATGAACTACTTCGAAAACTTTTGCATGCTGATATTCTAGCGCGCGAGCACCGAAAATGTTTCCGTTAACTTCTGCATCAGAAAAAATATAATCATTTAATTTTTTATCGCCAGTGTAGCCGACTTTCATAGATTGATTAAATCTTTCATCATTAATTAAAATTTTACCATCAAGGTTATGGTAAGGAATGTGTGAAGGAGTTTCACGAGCAAAATTTGCTACTATTTTTTGATCTTTCATTTAAAATAACCTCTTATTTAAGTCTGATGAATGACAATTCACCGGGAGCTGTTGTAGTTAATTGCCAAGCCGCATTAGGAATTAAAGTTGTAAAGCCTGCGTCAGCAGCGTTAACAAAATCACCGGCAATAAAACCACCGTTTGCAGTATGATAAAAATAAACAAGCTCATCAGGAGCTACAGCAACGCTAGCCACAACGTTAATTGCGCCTTGGCGTAGAATACTCATAGTTTGGCCTTCTTTATAAACCGCTAGATTGCTACCAACTGTTAGATTCTCAAGTGATCCGTCACGAATAGTGATACCTAAGAATACATCGCCACCGGCGCTTGGTAATTTTGCTTGTCGATCTGGATTAGTTCCACGAGTTACGGGTTTACCGAATTCAATAGTAGCATCTTCAAGTAGAAAGCTAGCTTTTTCCATTGGCTGCACATCTTGCAAAATACCCGGAAGGGATCTGCGAATATTAGTGATAGTAGTTTGGACCGACATTTTATTGCACCTTTTCTTTGTTAATTTCCAAATCCCGCTTTTCTATAGCTAGTTCTTTTTGCGTTTTTTGCTGTTGAACTTCACCTTTTGAAAAAGCAGAATCATTTATTTTTTTTACAACTTCGGAATGGCTTTCTTTTTTGCTTTTACCGTAAAAAATAGAAGCCTCCAATGTTGCACTTACTGAAACATCGCATTTATCAGTATCATCATAGCTATCATTAAAGTGCTTGATAGCTGCTACTTTAATCTCTCTATCTGTTTTACCAGAGAATTCAAACTCTGGGATATATTTGCTTACTGAATCAACTAGATTAATTCTTTCTTGAACTTTAGAATTAATTAAGTCTTCATCATTAAGTGATTCTAGCTTTTGCTTAATAACTTCGTTACTTGCTTCAAGCTTAGTTTTTTCATCATTTAATGTTTTAACTTTCTCTTCTAATTCTAAAATTTTAGATTCTTTTTGGCTATTAGAATCAATTAATGTGGAAACGGCTTGCACTGCTTCGTCATTAATAGAAACATCAATACCGTTTATTTTAACTTTTGACATATTTAAAACCTCTTTTTTTTCATCAATAACCTTGCAATCTTCACCAGCGCGAGGCCTTTCTGTTAATGCTACATGGTTTCCTTTCATAAATACAAGCTTCGCGTCGAAATTTTCACCACTATCAGTCATTCCTTTTTCAACTATTATTTTTCCTTTATAACCGATAGATAAAAAACTTTTCCCAGATTCCATTTCGTCAATTGCTTTTTGATCTGTAATTGTAATTCTGGACTTCATGGAATCGCCATCTTTTGAAATTATATCCCCGATTGTTCCAACGGATACAGATTTAGCGTTTTTAGAATTAACTTCTCCTCCAGCAGGATGCCCCAAGGTTACTGGTTTGTTTGAAAAGCTTTTTAGTGTTGCATCATTGAATAATGTTGAGGCAGGACGGTAAACTCTGATTTTTTCTTCTGGGGAACTTGCGCCAAAATCTTTATAGTTTCCGAATTCTCCGGCGTGATACTCTGCTATGCCAACTTTTGACATGATAGCATCAGCCTGAACGAAACCTTCATCAGTAATTATTCTGCTTGATATTTGAAAAGAATCGCTGAAGTTATGATTTACTTCGTTAGTTGTCATTTAAAACTCAAAATAAATGTAATGTATAATTAATAACATTGTTTTTAAAAAATAACAACAGCTTCCGCTACACATCTACATAAAATAGGTTGACCTGGGTCAAGTCCATCTGGCGGGCGCTTGCTTGGATCTTTCCAGCTGAATTGCGAGCCTTCTAATTCTCTGTGAGCGTGCCTAACTCTATTATCCTTTGAAGTTCTCCACTTATAATCCGTTATCCCTAGATTTTGTTGGCGTTTAG